GCCTTCGTCCAGGCCGACGGTATGCCGCCAACCCAATGCCCAGGCGCGGGCGCTATCGGTGCGGCGGTGTGCGTCGCCGGTCGGGCGGGTGTCCACAAATTCAACCGTCGCCCGGCTCAGCGTCCACTTGCGGATCGCGTCTACCAGGTGGGCGATGGTGGTCTGTGTGTCGCCGCCGGTGCCCAGGTTGATGATGTCGCCGCGCAGGCCGTGTTCCGCCGCCGCGATCATGCCCGCCGCTACGTCGGGCGCGTAAATGAACTCACGCGTCTGTGGCCCGCCGTACACCTGCACGTGATCCTGCGTCTCGAACTTGCGAATGAGTGCCGGGATAACGTGTGCCCGGTCGTCGAAATAGTCACGCGGCCCGTAAATGTTGGTCGGGCGCACGATGACGTAGCGGGTCTGTGTCGGCTCAAATGCCCAATGGCACAGCCGTTCGCCCATGCGCTTGGCCCAGGCGTACCCGGCATTGGCGGCTTCCGGCTCGCCCTCGTGCCCGTGTTCCTCCAGGGCCGGGTTGTTGTAGCCCGTCGCGTACACGCACACGCTGGATACCTGGACAAAGACCGGCACGCCCATCTCGACCGCCGCCAGGACCGGGGCGGTTTGCAGGCGCATATTCTCGGCATACTGCTCGGCCTGGTGGGCCAGGTTGTGGTAGACCCCGCCAACCGCCGCCGCCAGGTTGAATACCACGTCGGCATTGCGAAAGGCCGCGCCACAGTTGCCCTGGTGCCCGGCGTCCGCCAGCCGCGTGTCCACATAATGGGCCAGGGGGTTGTGGTTTCGGCCCCGCACCCCGGTGTCCATGACGGTGACGCGTGCGCCTTTGCCGACCAGGTTGTCCACCAGGAACGAACCGACCATCCCCCGTCCGCCGGTGACGACGACGTTCTTGCCACGCCAGTAACAGGCGCAGTGCTCGCAGTTACAGGTGGTCATTGGTTCGCCTCGTAACAATTAAAGCGGTTCACGTTGTCGCTACCGGTGCTATCGTGCCGGACCTCGTGGGTTGCCAATGGCCTCACTTCGTCCCAGACAATAGTACCGTCCTAACCACAATCCATAAAGCCGCCCTTTTTTGGATCTACGCCCGGCGCGGGGCGAATGGTAGAGTTGTCCGTATCCCCGCTCTGTTCTTGCGCCTCGCACACGAAATAGCCGGATACGAGCGGGATCACGGCAACAGCATCTGCTGCCATCCTGGGACGCCCAACCGCGTAAAGATAGATCGCATTCTCATCACAGCGAACCAGGTCTGCCTCTACTCTCGCCAAAGTCGCGCCGTCTTGTCCAACGATCTTGTACAGCATTGCCATACCCTTTCTAGGCTTGCGCCTCACTTTTCACCACGTCCACGATAGTCCTTGCCATCTCGTCTACTTCGTCGCCCGTCAGGTACTGGTGACAGCCGACGTAAAACCCATTTGCTCCCACCCGGTCTGCCACGGGCCACATGCCGCTATCCCGATAGGATGCATAGGCCGGCTGCTGCGTCGGGATACAGCCGAACATCGGGCGGCTTTCGACACCCCGCCGGGCCAATTCTGCGACCACCCGGTCACGGATACCCGGCACGCGCAGCACGAGCGGGTAGGCCATATACGCCACGTGGTCGTGATAGGCCGGCAAGTCCACATAGTCCTCAACTTGCGCCAGGCGCATCGTCAGCCGGGCCACGTGCTCGCGCCGCCGGTCGATGTTGTCCTGTGCGTGTCGCAGTTGGACGCGGGCCAATGCCGCCTGGAACTCCATCGGTTTGAAATTCCAGCCGGGATAGATGGCCGTGAAACGCGGGTCGGGATCGCCCCGCTCCAGGACCGGGCAGCCCGTTGTGTTGCGCGTGCATAACCGGCACGCACACCGCCGCCCGTGGGCCTTGAGCCGCCGGGCCATCTGCGCCAGCTCGGCATCGTCGGTGACGAACGCGCCCAACTCGCCGGCCTGAATGGTGTGGGCCACGTAAAACGAGAACGCGCCCCACAGGCCGATACTTCCGGCCATCTGCCCCCGGTACGTCGTGCCGTGGGCCTCACAGGCATCCTCCAGGATGGGAATGTTGCGCCCGGCCCAGGCATTGGCGCGTAAGGCATCCATATCCGCCGGGTAGCCGAACAGGTGGACGGGCAGCACGGCGTCGTAGCGCAGCCGCCGTAGTTCCGCCGGGTCCAACGTCAGACCGGGGGTAATGTCCCCGAAGGCGGGTTCCAGGCCGGACAGCGTGACCGCATTGGCGGTGGCGATAAACGTCAGGGCCGGCACGAGTACCCGCCGCACGTCGTAACGCGGATCGAGTCGCAGCGCCGCCAGGCCGACCATCAGGGCCGCCGTGCCGCTGGATACCGCCACACAATGGCGCACGCCTACCCACGCGGCGAACTCTTCTTCGAATGCCCGCACCTCGCGCCATTCGGTAATGCGGCCCGAGTCGATGACCGTTTGCAGCGCCGCCCGCTCCTCTGTCCCCAACTGTAGATCGCCGATGCGGATCATCCCGATCTCCCCGGCACAGCGATGTGCCCTAATTGTCTCGGGTCCCACTCCCCCAAGCCGTCCTTGACCTTAAACCGGGGCATGTTGACCGCCTTCGCCGCTTGCATGTCGGTCAATGCGTCGCCGATCATCAGGCACTCGCGCAGGTCCAGTTGGAACAACGTCGCCACGGCGTACAGCATCCCCGGCTCGGGCTTGCGACAAAAGCACGCCTGTTCCGGCGTGTGGGGGCACAGGACAATGTGGTGTATGCCCGTGCCCTCGTCTTTCAGCAGTTGGATCATGCGCTTGTGGACGGCCTCGACTTGTGAGACCGCCACGTCGCCGCGCCCGATGCACGCCTGGTTGGTGACGACGATGACCAGCCAACCCGCCTCGTTGATCGCCCGTATCCGATCCGCCGCGCCGGGCAGCAGTTCGACTTGCTCCGGGTCTGCCAGGTTGGGCACGTCACGGATGATGGTGCCGTCACGGTCCAAAAACACAGCCCTAGAGCGTGCCATAACTCACCCCCGCCGGCGAGATCTGAAACGGGATCTCGGTCATCCCCAACCGGTCGATTACCCGCCGCCGTAACTCGGGCGGTACCAGGAAAAACCAGCACCCGCCCGCACCCGCGCCCAGCAGCTTGCCCGCCAATGCGCCCGCCTTGAGTGCGGCGGCATACTGTGCGCGCAGTTCGTCATCGACCACGCCGGGGATGGTGGCCTTCAGTTCCCACGTTTCGCGCAGGGCTTCCACCAGGTCGATCATGCCCAGGGTGTCCAGGTCATCAGCGACCCCTTCCGCCACGTAGCGGATCTGGTGCAGTGTGTCCACCTGCTCGGCCCACGTGCGCAGGATCTGCGCGGCAGGCCGGGAGCGGTTGGTGTACAACAGCAGCCCATAGTTCTCGATGACCCAGTGCAAAAACTCAGGGACGGGGTACATCGTCACCCGCGCCGTGTCCGGGGCGTAGCGGTACACGTGCACGCCGCCGAACGTCGCCGGAAGGTGGTCCTGCCAACCGACATTGGCGACGGTGCGCTCCAGGTGATAGGCCGTTGTCGCCAGGTCCTCACCGCTTTGCCGCGCCGCGTCAGCCAAGGCACACAGGGCCACAGCCAACGCCGACGACGAGCCGAGACCGGTGCCCTTCGGGATATCCGAAACGATGCTCAGCGTGCACGGCTCGGGCAGCCCGTAGGTTGCCGCCGCCGCGCGCACCAGGTCGTGCCGTGCATTCCGCAGGGTGTCCAGTTCCTCTACCTCACTGTAGGTCAGCCGGCAGCCGCCGGTCGGGCGCCGGTTCCACGTGACATAGATCGCGGCGTCCAGGGCGAACGACAGGATCGTCGCGCCGTATTCGTCCGCGTATTCCGGCAGGTCACACCCGCCACCGAACAGAGAGACCCGCAAAGGAGCTTTGACGATGTTCATACAGTCCTTTCTACAAGAGCCGGTATCCGCTGATGATGTGCGGAAACATCTCTCGCATCTTGTCGGTAATGCTTCCCTTGTGCGCTGTGCCGCGTGTTTGCATCATTTCTCGTGCGATCCACGCCTTGCGCTCCAAGGCAATGGTTGCATCTCTGTACAACCAGTCCGCCAAGCAAACCGCCTTGATGCCGGTACAACGAGTGTGCCAAACGTGGATCTTGTTGAGTCCGGTGTTCATCACGATACCCGTATGGTCAAAAATGGCTTTCTCCATTCCATAAACGAAGCCCTCGGAGCCGCTTGCGTAGCTGATAGACCACAAGTTGTCTCGGGTCTTGAACAGCGCGCCGTCGCCGTCCATTGCGCCACGGATAAAGTGCCGCATGAACTCAGTTGGTACATTCGGCCATTGGAGCGTCTTGGACTTGCGGCACACGTCACGCCCGAATAGGTTGCAGAGCCACTCGTACACCTTGGTGCTTTGGATGTAGTAGGAGTACATCCCACTCGCCTTGCGGCCCATACGCCCCGAACCGATAGCTTCTTGTAGGGCATACAAAATGTCCGGCTCTTTCACGTCGAAGGCGATGCGTATGCTTTCCGGCCCGCGCTTGCTTACCCACCCATCGGCGGCGAACAGTCCAACGACGTAGGCGCTCTGCTCTGTCCAGGTCTCGAAGAATGGGAACGGATCGACGTAGCGCACCACGTCGAGCAGTTGCGCTCGCGCATAGATCGCGCCCTTTGTCCGGCCAAGATGCTGCTCTAGTTCGTCTATCGTCAGCCCTTGGTAGTTTTCCCGCAAGAACTCGTCCTCTGCTTCTGTCCATTCGACCCGTGGGCCGATAGATGGGCGACCACCCCCTACCTTGCGGATCTTGCCATGTACGGCACCCACAGTCTTACCCAACCGCCTTGCTACTTCGTCCGCGCCCAGGGTCAGGTAGTTTTCTCTCAGAAACACCACATCTTCGTCAGACCACAAGACCCGCTCGTCCTTGAGTCCAAGCTCGGCGGCCTTGGTCTGTACTGACGACTTGGTGCGCCCCATTGCGCGGGCGATGTCCTCCGCGTCTTGCTTGCCGTATTGGTTGTTAAGGTACGCCAGTTCTGCTTCAGTCCACTTCTTGCCAGCCATGTTCTAGTGTCCTTTCTGTTGGTGCCGGGGGAGCTTCCAACTCCCCCGGCGACTTTGACCACTAGAACAAGTGTACCACAAAGGGCCATTTTATGCAAATGGCGACTACTTATACTACTGAACTCAATAGTAATAAGTAGCCGGGCTACGGGTAGAAACCCCGCCCTTAAAGAAATAGCTCGAATCCGGGTCAGGCTCGCGCAGGTGCTGGACCGGCACATACTTGATGTTTTGGATACGGGCCGCCAGTTGCGGCGTGCGCAGGATGATGCGCGGCTCGATGTTCGCCCGGATCAAAAAGCACGGGCCATCCTTGACCCAGGTCCACGAGAACCGGCCATCGGGAGACCAGGAGTACAGCCCGCCGATCAGGTCATCGGTGGCGCGTACTTCCTCACTGATGAACCGGTAGTCCTTGTACTCGACGCGCAGTGCGGGCCGGTTGCCCAGGTAGGTCAACGGCAGGATGTAGATGTCCGATGCGTACTGGCCGGCTGCCAGGTGGGCGTCGTTGGCATTGTTCAACTCGGGGATGCCGTGGTCCAGGATGACCTGTACCATCTCGCCGTTCAGCGGGATGTACAGCCCCTGGCGCATGGCGTTGCGCTCGTTGACGATGGTCTGTCCGTCCAGGTTGACCGTCACGCCATTGGGGATGGTCATGTTGGCGATGGTGTTCAGGATGGCCTGCTGCGGCACATACCCCGACAGCACCTGCCACATCTCGGGCCGCATCACGGCGGCGAAACGCACCGGCGCCAACCGCTGACCTTCCGCGTTGTTGCGGACGTAGTAGTGGGCCATCTCGACCAACTGGTAAACCGTGGTCGCGGCGGTGTTTGCCACGTCCTTGTAGTTGGCGTTTTTGACATCGCTGTCCAGGCCAGGGCAAGTCACGTTCGAGAGTGCGTCACGGAACCCGGTATTGACCAGGAGTTGGAGGCCGCGGAACTCGCGGTACCCGTCGCCCCGGTTGTTGACCGGGTTGCCCGAGTACACCATCGGCGACAGGGCCGCCATAAAGAGCGGGGGCAGTTCGAACATCAGCGCCCACGCGGCGGCGACTTGCATCAGGCCCTGCTGGCCCATGGAGGCGAACGAGTCGCCGGGATGCCACGGGCTGTCGCTGCCCAGTTGATCGTTGAGCAGCGTCAGATCGATGTCGCCCCGGTTCAACCGCTCGATGATCCGCTCGGGGGTCATGGTCTGCGTCTGGCGGCAGACCTTGCCCAGCGGGAAGTGCTGGAGACAGGCTTCCGTCTCACCCGAGATACAGTTCGCGCACTCGGTGCTTGGCTCGGTCGAGCTGGTCGGCTCTACACCGGTGATGAACGGCAGCAGCAGCTCGCGGGTCCGCACGCCAACGGTCGGCAGCATATCCGCCACGCCGCGCCAGTGCATCATCGTCGAAATGACTTCCGGCTCGATCCCGACCTGCCCCTGCCCGAACATAGACCCAGGGCCGTGGACCAGGTTATGGGTGGAGCCACTGGCGGTCGATGCCTTCATCACAGCCGCCATGGCTTTGCCGATCTCGCGGCCCATTGCAGCCGCAAAGTCGGGGGTCATCACACTTTTCAAAACTTCAGGGGACATGTCCATATGTCCACCTCCTTCCCGGATCTACATCCGGTATTTCACTTCGACACCCTTCAGGGCGTCCGCCAAAGACTTTTCCACTTGCGCGAACAAGGCCTGCGCGTAGGTCTTTTCGGCTTCCGGCGCGGGCGTGCTCGGGTCGTCTTGTGTGACCGTCGCCGCTACCTGGGTCGGAGCCGCCTTGACCACCGGCGGCAGTTGGCGCAACCGTTCCATCACCCGGTCCTCGGTCGTCTTTTCGACCTCGGCCAACCGGGCAACCAACGCATCCATCGTGACCTGCATCTGTGCCATTTTTTCGGCGACGGGTTGCAGGGCCTGGGCCACACCGCCTGCCATCGACTGGGCCACGCTCGCGGCAATGGCTTTTTGTGCGTCCTCGGACAACACGAACGACGGCGGCTCCTGTGGCGCTTCCGGTTCAGTGGCCTTTTCGGCCTCCGGTTCTGTCTCGGGCGCGGGTTCCGGCTCTGCCGGTTCTGCCGGGGGAACCTCCGTCACGTTTTCCGCCCCGCCGGCGTCCGGGGCCTCAGCACCGCTCCCGAAAGCTTTACCGATCATGTCCCGCACCTTTTGCAGGACCGTCTCGGCCTTGTTGACGACGTGGGTTTCTGCCTCCACGCTCTTCTGGCGCTCGGCGATCTCCTCGATCTCGGTTTCCTCCAGGCCCATCGCCCCAAGCCCCTCTTTTACGTGCTCGGTCTTTTCCATATCACCTCCTGTCGTGGTGATGGAGGTCCCGAACGATGCAGCCAA